AATAATTTGAAAATTAAACGATGGTAAAATTTAGCAAAAATGATTTTAAAGATTGGGAACAGTTTAGATTGGGTACAAACGAAGTCATCTCATATAGAGAATTTACATTGGTTTGCGAACTCCACAGCATCTACTACAAGCATAGTTACTATAAACCCTGCACCTGTAGTAAAGATGAAATAAAAAGATGGATTAAAGATTTACATCTCATTTGGGACAATGGGTATAAAAAAGATTAATCAATGGGAAAAAGCTGTAGTAATGCTGTTAAATTTTGATGGATGGGATTTAGAACATACAGGTGATGGTATGTGTAAATGGGATGCACAAGGCAAGACACCTAAAGGTTTTAATTGTGTAATTGAAATGAAATTTCGCAGTAAATATTATGAAGAAAAGATGCTTGAGAAAGACAAGTATGATGCAT